GCGATGTCCCCCATACCGCGGCTCGCCATCATGTCAGTAGCAGGACTTGCCCTTGGCCATACCGCCCTTGGCCATGCCCAGAGGTTTGCCGCCCTTCATGGCGATTTGCTTGCCTTTGGTTTTACCCTTGGCGGCGATACCGTCTTTGCTTGGAGCAGCGGTGCGCACAGAACCCATTTTGGCTTTGGTGATGCCGTTTCCAGATGATTTAGCCATGGTGGCCTCCTTAAAAATTACTCGTCGGTTGGTTTTTTACGGCCCAGCAAACCTCTAACAGTTTCTGTTTCGTAAATGCGGATGCTCACCCAGACGATACTGAGCAAAGCAGAGATCGTAGGTAACATTTCAATCAAGCTTCCTAGTGTGGCAATTAGGGAAACGCCATCCAGCAAATGCTTGGTCGAATCGTCAAGCTGAGTGAAGGGGTCTTTCATGCGATTACCCGTAGAAAACGGTAACGGATGAAACGTTGGTCACATCCACATACACGTCCGTTGTAAAGCGCACCCCCTCAGCAGGAATAAGTGCATTGAAGATTTCTGCCACCGCGGGTGTGTTAATCGTGATTTTGGCTGTTCCGGAAGAGCCACCGTCTTTCAAAACGATAGAGCCCGCCGAAGTGGTAGTCGTAATCATAATCCCGCGAATTCGGGTTGGCTGTGCAACCAGCGTGCCGTCCGCCGTAGCGGTGGCGCTGGAGACATCGGTTTGCATGGTCATGACGACCTCCTATTAAGACGCGGAGATCGCGGCGCCAGTGTCGCAACGCAACCAGTTGGTGCCGTCGCCAAAAGCAAGAATAGGGGAGCCTGCTGCGCCGTTAGAAACGTAGATGATTTTGCCAGCGGTTTCAGTTGTAGGGGCAGAAGCAACAGTGTAGGTGGGGACCGTAACTGCGCCAGCGACGTCACCTGTGACGTTGCCAGTTACGTTGCCTTCAAAACCGTTTGTGGAGGCCACTGGGCCGGAGAATGATGTGCGTGCCATGTCTTTTCCTTACATGCAAGTTAAGAGGCGTATGTCGGCATGTCGTCTGCTCGGTCAGTCTTACGCCCCGGGGTTTCCGAGATGGGTAGTTTGTACCATGAATTTTAGGTGGGGTCAATGAGCTTGTTTGACTTTTTCAAGTTTTGTTCTTGCGTAATAACTTCCATATTCCAAGGCACATGCAGCCCACAAACTTCTTCGCCTTGCAGTGGGACGCTGTGGTCTACCGCGTGAGGCACACCAAGCCTACGGCTCAGCTCAATAGCAAGACGATATTTCAAACGAATCTCAAGCTTTTGCTCTGCCGACAACCACTTCGGCGTGGCTTGACGGAAACGTCTGCGGCGTGCGTTCGTTAGCTCTTTGTAGTAGTCGGGATTGTCATGTTTATGTTTTTTCTTGTAGGCGTTTTTTGCCTCCGCTGGGCGCGTCTGAGCGCGAGCAATAACAGCCTCTCTGTTGCGTTCGTAGTACCGTTTGCCCGCGGCTTTAGCCGCTTCCGTCTTGGGGGCGCCTTTACGTCTTTCATTGTCTGCTGCCCACTCCACCTTTAAGCATTCGACACAGGCGCCTTTTGTTTTGCGTGGTGCGATATGTCCGTGCTTGCAAGGCTGTCCAGTGAAATAGTACTTGCTGCCGGTTTTCTTTGCTTCTGCACGACTGGTTGGTAGTTGGTCCATGTTGCTCTCCTAGTTACGATACGGGTAATCATACACTAAAAGAAAGGGGGCCGAAGCCCCCTTGTAGGTTTTGCCAGAATTACGCTCCGGCGCTGCCCCAGACGCCAAGTGGGTCACTCCAGCCGAACGAATAGCGCTCGCGTGATTTGTAGCGAACGTTTCCTGTGTCAAAATCTCCGTCCATCGAGTTAGCCAAAGGCATACGCTCAAAGTGCTTCAAGCCGTTAGGCACGTCGGTCAACAAGAACCAAGCGTTGGTGTCTGTCAAGAAGTGGTTGACAGTGTAGCCTTCAGGGATTGCACCCATCTGCTTCAACGCGTTGATGTCGTTGTCGGCGGTTGCCACACGCAGTTCGGTGTCCAGCAAACGCTTGGCAACGAACATTAGTGATGGAGGAATCACCAACTTGCGGGGCTTGGCTGCGATCAACAGACCACGTTCGTCGGTCCAAGCAGCGATCTGAATCACAGCGTTTTCCAACGAGGTTTCGTTCAAGTCCACAGCAACAGATGGGCTGTTGTAGTTGACAGAACCGTTGACCAAGGGGTGGCCAACGCGGCTGCCGCCGGAGTTCACACCGAACAGAGACACGCCGTCACCGCCGGGATAAGCGCCGTTGAAGCCGTTGTTCACGACTGCGGCAGCTTTCACTTGCTTGGTGTAAGCCATGGCGCGAGCCAAAGACTTGGTGTAGCGAGCAGACAGGCTGTCGTACAAGTTGTCTTCGATCGCTTCTTCGGTGATCGAGAAGCCCAAGGCGATGGTTTCGTGGTTGTAGCGCGCTGTGAACGCTTCTTGCGCATTGTCATAAGCAATGGCAGAACCTTCGTTCTTAACAGGAGCTGCACCGAATCCGGCCAACTTGGTTTCTTCTTCAAAACTACGCTCAGATTTCTCTGTTTCGTAGAGTTCTTTGTGCTCTTCGCCGTAGCGTGCGTATTCCATGCCGAACAAAGCGTTCAGGCCGGGCAGCAATTCTTTGAGCAGTTGTGCGCGTGAAATAGCCATTTATTTACTCCTTATGCCACGCCGGTAGCGTTGGTGTACGAATGTTGACCGATGTTGAACTTAACCAACAGGTCAGTGTATGCGTCGCCAACAGTTGAGAAACCCTGCATGTTGACAAAATCAACAATACGGAACGCAGCAGTGCCGGCTTGGGAAGTGGCGCTGACAGCCGACAACGAGTTGCCAGTCTGTGTAGAACCACCAGAGCCGTTTGTGCCGTTTTGCGCAGCAGAGAAGAACACGTTTTGGCCCAACTTAGTTTGGCCCACAGAACCGTTCGCTTGCACTTGGAACACAGCGCGGTCGTCGTCGATGACAAACGCAATTGCGTTGGTAGCGCCAGAGGGGTAGTACTGCGAGAACACAGTTTGACCTTGGGTGTTGGTGTAAGAGCAACCCACGAAGACACCGATAGTGCCGGCAGGGAATGCGTCGCCGGTGCCACCAGTCTCAGTCACGAGGTTGATGTAGCCGTCGGTATGAATCTTCACGACTTGGCCGTAGAAGAGGTTGCTGGCGTAACCAGCAGGGTCAATCAGCAATCGACGTGTCTCACCAGCGTATGGAAGACCGTCAACTCGATTTACGGCTTTTAGGCCGTAGGGAGAAGCGGTAGATGCCATTTAAGGACTCCTTGTTTACTTAGAACCTGAACCAAAACCGCCGCCGCGACTGGTCGATGACTTGCGGTCACTGAACAGAGGCATGCGAGGGTCGTTGTTTCGCATGAAGTGGTTGTCCACTGAGTCCATCTGGTTCTGAGCTTGCTGGTTGTAATAAGCATCACGGGCGCGGGCTTGTTCGACAGTCATCTTGCAGAGCATGAGACCGCCAATTTCGACGTTGCCAGTTTTCTCGTTACCCAGAAGCATCAGCTCCGGATGGTCCTCTGCCTTCACCGGTGCCCAGCCTTCGCGCATCTTACGAGACACGTTGGTTGGTTCCGCCTGTCCTAGAACGTGAGTCGCAATCCAGCGATACACATATCCGGGCTCAGGTGTTGGGTCGGGCAGAGATGTCGGCGGTACGTATACAGCACGAACTTCTTTTTCGCGTGACACTAAATCACGAGGGTTGCGGTTAGTCATTTGTTTTCTCCAGTTTCAAAACTTCAGCGGCGTATTTTTTGGGGTCCAAGTTAAATCGTTTCACAAGGGCTGCTTGTGTCGGGGTTAGTTGGACTGTGCGTTTACCAGTCGAGCGACTGGCGGGAGCTACAACCGATGCGGGTTTTTTAACAGAGGTCTCATTTGACCGCTGGCCGTCGTTAGTGCCACCGAAGATTTCGGGGAACTTCGACTTAACGCGAGCATCAATTTGCTCGAAATATTCATCCGTGCGGGGGTCCACACCGGATGTCACTAGCTTCTGATGCAGCCCTAGTGCGTAGCTGGTAACGTCTTCAAACCCGCTTGCTCCGAACCACTGGTTTTTGGCTTGCCAGCGCAAGGTTTTTTCGTCCGCTTGAACATGTTCGGGTTGAACATGGCGTGTTTGTACATCACTTTCTTCGTGTTGTAAAGGGGTCGGCTTAAATTTTTTCGCTTCCTCCAATTTCCACTTGGCTTCCAGCATCGCTTCTTGGGCAGCCAGCATGGCGTCTGTGTCAAACGCTTCCGATGCCTGCTTGAACTGTGCCTTGGCCTGCTCGAACTCGCGCTCGGCAAGGGTCTTGGTCTGGGTGGCGAACTGCTCTTCCCCTGTGTTGACGTGCTGTTTGAGACGCTTGTTCTCGTCCAGCAACTGTTGTGTAAGACGCTCAAGCTCCTGCTTTTCACGCAGGGTGGCTTCCTTGGCACGGCGCTCGTCGTGACGGGCGTGTGTCAATTCTTTGATGCGCGACTTGACTTTATCCGAGTAAGACTCGATTTCGTCGTCTGTGGGGTCCTCGACTTCTTTTTCGAGGGGCTTACGGCCACGGTCCTTTGGGGGCGTGTCGTCTACGATTTCAATCTCAAATTCCTCGTCGTCAGCCGGGGGGTTGGCAGCAGCCGCAGCTTTCTGCTTTTCCTCGATTTCGTCCGGGAACTCGAACTTATCATCTAAGTCCATACTTACTCCTTATGCGCGGGTGAGCCCGCGTGGGTCTTGCACAACAGCATCCACTTGATCGTCGTTAATCAGGCGGAACTCTTTTCCGAAAATTTTGAAACGCGTACCGGAATATGTACGCACGAGCACAAAGTCACCTTCCTTGCACCAAGCGCCTGTGGGGAACTTGGTCTGGTCTTTGTACGCGTCTGGGCCAACACGCAGCACGAACAGAACGGTTGTGGCGCTCTCTTCTTGTCGCATGGAAGCAGTGTCTCGAACTAAATCGAGGCTTGTGCCGGCGATCTTTTCGTCAACCTCAGGCACAACGCACAGCAGCTTCCACCCCGTTGGGAATGGCAGCGCACCTGCTTTGGTTTCGTCGTCAGCATCCTGCTCGGGGGCGTCCACGGGCTGGATGTGTTTTGGTAGTTGAATACCGGGAGGCAGGATTAAACCCGCTTCATTCTCAGTCGTCATTAGCTTTCTCCACTTTGTCAGCAAGGTCGATGATGTAACGCTCTGCTTGGGCAAGACCCTGAATCACCCCACAGAGTTTTTGATACTGGTCGTAGTTTTGGCACACTCCGCTGGCCAGATCATCAGCGTAGTTGTTTAGGTCTTTGCGTATTTGTTCGCGCAATACGCGTGCGAATTCGGAAATCATTTGGTCGGCTTCTCCTTAGGTTTGTTTTGCTGGCGCAGCAGGTCTTGCTTCGCCTTGGCGATGTCGATGCCCATACGAACACCGTCGGTACGCTCTTTTGACGCCAGCTTTGCTTGGCTGTCTTTGATCTGTGCACCCACCTTGATGCCGGCCAGTTGCTGGTCGCCGGTGATTTTCATCTCGTCGAGCTTCAACTTGTCGCGCTTGATCGCGACTTCCTCGGCCTTGATTTCCAATTCCTTCTGTTGCATTTGTACAACAGGGTCTTGGGCTTGTTGTTGCGCTTGCTGCTGGGCAGCTTGCTGTTGGCTTTGTTGCAGCACTTGGTTGGCCGCTTGGGCCATCATGCCTGACAGAGCCAGCTCAATTTCTGGGGGCAGCTTCTCGTCTTCGGGTGGCAGTGGCAAGCCAAGCTGCTGCTCGATCTTCTGACGGTAGGCGTAGCCAACGTGCTCAGCAATGTGGGCCGTGAGGGCTGCTTGAATCTGAGGTGCGCGAGGGTTTTGACCGATCATGGCCGCCACGGTTGGGTCGTTCATCATGGCCATGTGCACGGCAATGTGGGACTCGTGGTCTTGGAACAAGAAAGCCTTGACAGGCTCACCCTTCAACACGTCCATGTTCTCGGTCACCGGGTCGCGAGGCACCATGTCGTCAGGCAGTGGAACCAGCTTGTCAGCGTTTTTGATGCCCAACACTTCCAACATGCGGCGGTGCAACTGGGGCAGGTCGTAAATATCCGGCGCCATCTGGGCCATCTGAATGACCGCTTGGTACTGAATCACGCGCTGAGACATCGTGGCGGCGTTGGGGTCCGACACGGGGATGATGTCCACATGGTTGTAGTCCGACTGCTTGGCCTTGCGAGTGCCTTCTTCGGGGTCGTAGTTGTAGTTTGGCTCGGTGTAGTCGCGAATGATCGCGGCCAGCAACTGCAATTCCTGCTTGAACGTGTAGTGCAGACGGGCCTGAACGGCGGTCATCACTTTGAGCTGGCGCTCCAACAAGGCCAAAGTCGTGCCCACGGGCGCCTGCGCGCTCATGTCGGCAATCTTCATGTCCGCGGTGGCGGCGAAGCGACGGCCTTCTTCGACAATTTTGTCCATCAAGCTGGCCAGAACCGCGCTTGGCTCCTTGTAAGGCAGCGGCAAGATGGCATCGCGCATTGCGCCTGAGCCAATGTCTACATCGCGCCACTCGCCGGGGGCAATCGGTGTGTCATCACCTTTAATGCGAAGGCCGCGTGATTTGAGGCCACCGGGCAAGTTTGACAGCGTTCCCGCGTCCACCAACTGACGCATGATGCTTGTGGCTGACTTGGCGTACCCGCCGATGAGGTGAAACAGTCCGAAGCCGTAGGCTCCGAAGCCGGGGATGTATTGGTAG